AGTCCTCCCTTACCACTTGGCATTTGCCCTCTACGGAGGATACCTCATGCCGTCTAGACGGTGGGATAGACCACAAACAATCTCGAGAAAAATTTGTACAAAGCAATATCAATCTTTAACAATCCATAACAATGGCACAACAATCAAGTGACCTAACAACAAGCCTAACTAGGCCGGGTCAATCGAATAGTACAGGTTCTGCAAGAGCCCTTTACTTAAAGTTGTTCAGTGGAGAGATGTTCAAAGGCTTCCAGCGTAACACAATCGCTAGAGATCTTGTAATGAAGAGAACCCTATCTAACGGGAAGAGTCTTCAGTTCATCTATACTGGACGCACAAAGGCCGAGTATCATACACCCGGCAACAGCATACTAGGTAACTCTGATGGAGCACCTCCAGTAGCTGAAAAAACCATAACTTGCGATGACCTATTAATTAGTTCAGCGTTTGTTTATGAGCTAGACGAAACATTAGCACACTACGATCTACGTGGTGAGATCTCTAAGAAGATCGGCTATGCTCTAGCTGAGAAGTACGATAGACTCATCTTCCGTCAAATTGCGAAGGGAGCTAGAGTTGCTTCACCAATCACTAAGTCAGGCTTCGTTGAGCCCGGTGGAACACAGATCAGAGTAGGTACAAAC